ACACCAAACTGACCGTAGATGACGTTTGGATTGTTATGTGGACCATTACCTGTTGATACACTCTCAAATAATGCTGATTGATTAGCAGATGTTAGACTTTTGCTCATCTGTGTTAGAACAGCCAAATCTGAGTTAGCTGCGTTGTTATTAGTTCCCCAAAGTGGCATTTTAGTTTTCCTTCTCTATGATAGGTTTATTTAGCTGTAAGTTTGTGATTGCATACCCTGCTTAACAGGGTCTAGTTCAATTGGATCCGCTGGTTGACCTGTGGCAGTTTTGCCAGGGTTTAGCATCTTTTGATCAGTCGCTTTCTGCAAGGCAACCTTAGTTGCTTCCTGTGCCAACTTTTTGGATGAACCATAACGATGTTCCAAGGCACCGAGAGACCCGCTGCCTTGATTGTTTGCTCCTTTTTGTGGAGGTCTATTCATTAGACGATCCTATATTTGTTTGCGCCAACTTGGACGGACTCATTAATATCTTCTTTCATTGACCAGTTGTATCTTTGTGATTGCATATTTTTGTATGCTTGTGCTACATCTGGACCATGTTGTTTTTCAATTGTGTCATTAGCAATATTATCCATTTTACCCTGACTTACTGCACTTTGAGCAACACCTAAACCTTTAGGATCTGCGGTTGATGCAAGAGGTGGATTACCAGCTTTCTTTACTGCATCCATAGCAGCAGGATCACCCAATTTCATATCATCTTCTTTCATATGCTTTGCACGGATCTTTTTAAGGATAGCACCTGCTACCTTCTTACCTTTTTCTTCTGAACCATATTCTTTACCAGCCTTCTTAGCAATCATTTTGAATGATTTACCTGGTTTGCCGAGGTCTTTACCAGCACGGCCAGCCTTTGCTGAATATGCTGCCTCTTCCATTTTCTTAGGTGCTTCGTGTGCGGTTGAACCAGCAGCCTTATGGAAACGGCCATGGTCAAAACGAGGATTCTGCTTTGAGAAAATGCCAGCATGGTGTGAAGCAAGTTCATTTCTCTTTTCTTGGGACTCATGACCTTTGATTAGGTCTGCGACTTGTTGAAAATGCTTGCGTGAAACTGCTTCTTCAATTGTTTCTTCTGGTAGATGTGGCTTTGTATGTTTACCAAGAGAGTATTTAATATTACCTTTTAGATTTTCTCTGTGTTTAGCAGAGATTTTACCTGCTCTTGGACCTTTTACTAATTTGTCAGCCTTATGTCTTTCCATTCCATCTTGATCGGCTGGTTTAGGTGATAGAAGATCACGGCCGCTTGTTTTGTGTGATGGATTACCGAACTTTTTTTTCATATGACCGCGAAGACGTTTAGCACGATCCCAATGTGTCCTTGGATCACTCAGTCTATCGGATGTCATATCATCATCATATTCATCATCACCACGTTTTTCAGATTTCTTCATAGCCTTTAGTGCGAGTTTATGAGAAACTTCATCCAACTTTGCTTCTTTCATAGCACCAATCTTAGCAGCAAGGCCTGCCTTATCTGCGGCAGATGGTCCTGATGTGTCTGCTTTTGGTGCTGTAGGTGAAACAGATGGTTTATTATCTTTTGTAACGGCAGCACGATCTGGAGCAGAGTAATCGATCTCTTCTGGTAGATGTGGCTTTGTATGCTTACCGATTTGGTTTTTGATCTGACTTTTTAGATCAACACCGTGCTTTTTCTGCTGTGCTTTACTGTACCATTTATCTGGATCTTTTCTGTGAGCCAACACATCTTTATTCGGACCATCACTGATCTTACCTTTTTTGTTTAGTTGAAACTTAGTTTCATGTCCGTCTTCACGATCTTCTGATGAGTCGGTACCCCAAGTTTTACCTTCACGGCCTGGTTTACGCCATTGTGATCCTTCTTCCATCTTGCCAGCAGCCTTAGCAGCACGGAAGCGTGAACCCCATACTTCGTCTTTTGGAGATTCAATCTTGCCGTCTTTGTCATAGTCTTTGTCAGCAAGTTTTTTGCCTTCTGTAAGATTGCCTGCCATCATGCCCTTATAGACTTCCTCAATACGAGCATCATATGCCGCAAGTTGTTCACGAACGACTGCGTTGCGTGAATAAACACCGAACTCTTCGTTGACGGCGTTGATAGCATCACGGCGCTTCTGGCCTAGTTCCATAGCGGCTTTGGCGGCTTCCACCAAAGGGTCTGCTTTCTTTGAGTTAAATTTGTTAGAGAATACCATGTTAGTTTCCTTTGAAAGTTGTCCTAGTCGGATAATATAAAGTGTTCCTACTATTTAGTATATTTCTTTTTCTTATATTTGTTTTTCTTAAATAATGATGTTTTTTCATCCTCAGCACCAACTGTATTGGTACGGACATCATCATTACCTAATGTAGCAGATGCCGATGCCATAGTTCCAGAAAATGGATCATCCAAACTTTCTCTCTTCAGACGCTCGGCAGTCTCTTTGATTTTCTTGTCGGCCAGGGCACCATACTTTGCCATGAACCTTTTTCGTGTTTCTTCTTTCACCATCCAACGGTCAATCTGTCTGTTACCATTTACACCGGTGAAATCTAAACTTTGGTTATCACCGAAACCAGGGCCCTTAGGCATACCGGCTTCGTCTCCTATTCTATCACCACCAACAGGACCAGGATTTTGATTTCTCGGGTCAAGTGATGATTTTACATTATTCTCATTTTTCAATTTCAATACCTTCATTTTTGCGAACTTACCAGGTTCTTGGCCTGGTGTGTCTAGTTTATATTTGTCTGTAAGTTGCTGTGTGCCCCAGTTACCAGCACCACCAACTTCGTTTAACATATTCTCAAATCTCTTGTCAGCCTCGTTTAAGGCAAACTCTGCGATTTCTTTTGATACACTATTGATAAGTTTTTTATATGTCTCATCAATAACGCTTTCGTTTAGGTTTAGATCAAGGTCATTCTTGACCTCAATAACCTTCTCAAATAACTGGTCAAAGCGGTCAAGGGCCTCTTGAGCACCTTTCCACTTGGCAAAGCGAACCGCCTCGGTGATTACACGACCACCTTTAGTTGCTCTGGATTCGTTTCGTTGTTTGGATACCTCGTTGCTGGTATTCACAAACACCATAATAGTTTCGTATCCTTGGATTTCCAAGGCCTCTTTGATTGTCTTTACTGTTAAATAATCAGAGGCACCATTCACTACAATAGCACCTTGGAGTTTCTGATTATGGAAAGTATCTGCTGAAACCTCGGTGAAACCAAATGGTAGAATGGCCTCTTTTAGGATTTTATCTTTACCAGAACCAGGTGTGCCAGAAAGAATGATTGCCTTTTCTTCACCAACATAAGTCATATCAAAGTAGAATGGATTGTCTTGTCCAAAATAACGCATGACCTTGCCGGCCTCAGAGTTGGCCTCGTTCTCAATCTTAGAACCAGTCGCACCTTCTTTAGCAATGTTCTTACCAAGGCGTCCGTCAAGGTTCTGTTTATGATGTACCAACTCATGTGCTACTGAACGGAAGATATCCATTGGATGACGGTTCTTGGTGCTTACATAAACTTCTTTAGAGTGTGGTGAATAGGCCGCGAATGATGGTTGACCTTCTTTGCGGTCTTCTTTATACTTGATGGTTGGTTTATCATCAATACCAAGATGGGCACAGGTGAAGTCAACAAAGGACATTAGTTTGTCGTGGAAGTCTTGGCGAGAGAGTCCTCTTTCTTCTCTAAGATACCATTCTTTTAGTTGTGTTCTGGTTGCTGTAAAGATTTTTCTAGCGAGTGTTTTATCTTTGGCAGCCGAGGCCTTAGCAAAGGTAGCAAAGTCACCTTTACGAACTGCCGCACGTAGGTCTGTACCGGAGATGCCTTGCTTGCGGGCACCAGATGATACGACCTTAAACTTCTTGAATGGATAATGCTTCTTAGGATCAAAATCTTTAGCAGTCTTAGGCATAACATACTTGCCAAGTTGTGTTCTAAACTCATTGACACGGTCATCACCAACCACAAATGTTACATCTTCATAACCATCATCTGCTAGTTTCTTACAGATAGCAAATGCGGTCTTCATAGATGGATCATCCACAAAGTTTACACCAGGGAAAATCTGGCGTAGAAAGGCCATCTTTTGTTTTGGTGATAGTGGATTCTTGGAGGAGTCGTGTGACTGAGAAGTATAGATGCGGTGTTCGGCACCGGTTCTGTGTGCTAGATTGACGGCATAATGGATTAGTTCTGCGTGGCCTGTTGTTGGTGGATTATAACGGCCGAATGTAAATACTATTTTTTTCATTATTACCTCTGCGGTATGTGAGTAAACCCCCAGGTGCGCCCGCAGGCGAGGGGGTTATTGTTATTTATGTTTCTTTTTATCTCACAACCGGAAGAGGTTTGCTATTACAAACCTTTTACATACTCTATAACATTCTCAAAAGGTTTGCCGTTAAAACGGTGATCTGCCTCTTTGACATATGTAGCATTTTTAGGATGAAAGTTTGTAAAGTCAATCACCTCGTCATTGTTGGCGATAAAAAACTTAGTGTGGAGAGGACAAATAAAACCTAGATGATTATATTTCTCTTTGATGTTCTCAGGAATAGGAAGATCAATCTTGATGGATTCCATAGAATGTGCGGGATTGATAAGCACACACCTAGAACCTTCAAGACGGAACTTACTAGCCATTTGACCAGCATACCAGGCACCCAAAGATGTTCCGATAAACACCAACTCTTTTTCGGAGTTCAGGTTGGAAACGATCAGGTTGTCAATCTCTTCCTCTAGATAAGGAAGAGAAAAATCTGGATCTATGTTTATAGGGAAAGCATGAACCTCGCTAAAATGTTCTTTTAGCGTCTGGACCTTATCGGTCGCAGGAGAGGAACCATACCCGTGGAAGTAAATGATTGTTTTCTCAGTCATAAAAGCATTATACTACACTATTCCTCACTTGTCAACCAGTATCTAACTACTTGTTTTTACTAGGGTATCCAAGTATCGTTTTGTCGTGTTCCTGACCACCAATGTTCCTGGAATACCTTTTCCGATCTATAATGTTTACATTCTTACCAGTCAGTCCAGCGGCCCGGCCGGAAGACCTTTGAACAAATCCACGTTTTTTATATGCTCGTTCCGCATTACCTGAAAACTCACCCCAGGCCCTTCTTTTTGATTTATCTTCGGCAGCATTTTTATTGAAATCTTTACGACCTTGATCTGTGCCAGAATGTCCTAGAGCAATGATTTTACGACCGTGTTGTTTCTTGTAAATAGTGGCATGTGTAATAGTGTCACCGCGGCGTGTTGCTTTGATAGCATGATCGGATATGTCGGAATGTATTGCTTTGGACTCGGCATCGGAACCAGATCCGTGGCCGCCATATCCACCTTCTACATCTTTATAAGATCGTTGAATAACATCATGTATTTGATTTCTATACTTCTCACGATGACCTTCATGACTAGGATTGAATCCTATATTGAGAACTTTTTCTTGTATAACATCTTCACAACCATACTTCTCACGAAGACGGGCCTCTTTGACTACTTTTTTGATTGTGTTTATAGGATTGAATATTTTTTCCATCTTCTATTTATTAAACCTCGTAGGTACACCAGTTTTTGGATTCACCAAATAAGCCTCAAACTCTATTTCTGGATGTAGTTTTGCCAGTTGTAATAGCATAGACAAGTTACCTTCGTGGTCATCCCACATTCGGATCTTATTGAACTTACCGCTGTCAATATACTTACGAATAACAACAGCCTTAGATAATGGTGCCGCATTACCACCACCAAATACATTACCAGAACGTTCTACATGGACCTGGTCAATAGGAAATCCATGGTCACGGAACTTTTTGAGAAACATATCTTTGTCGGATACGTCTGCTCTTGCGGTTACGATAATGGTACGAGAATGTGCGCCTTGATGACCAACAACCAACTGTGCCCGTCTAATCATCTTCTCAATAGGTTCTGCTTTATCATGGAAATACTTACCAGACCTAAACTCACCAAAGTCTAGTCGTTCACCTGGTTTTGGTTTATAATGTTTTAAATCTTCGGATGAAAGACGGGTAACAACCTTGCCGTCTTTTACAACGTTTGTCTTGGCATTAGGCATAAACAAGGTATCGTCAATGTCCAGGACATTTAAGGTTCCTTTTTTCACTTGGTTTTTGTTTACTTCAGTCATATATTCTCCAAACCGTCTCAATAAGGTAATCTCCCTCTAACAAATCCCAGTTCTTGGTATTTACCAAAATCCGAAACAAGGATCTTTTTACAATCTATCCCATTATTTATCCAATATTGCGGAACTTTGTTTCTTTCTACTAAATCAGGTCTTTTCATACCAAATACTGGGTTATTAGAACCATTATAATTTCTTCTTTTCTTCAACCATTCACCTATTTTTTCAGGTAATCTACCTTTGTTCCAACCTTTAGGAATATTTCCATTTACTATAAACTTTTCATTCTTTCCGTTATTGATCCATATGGATTTTTCACATAATTCTTTCCTTTTTTTTCTAAACTCATCCGATGGACCAATCATTCCTTCACCACCATCAGTTTTATTCCTTAGAATACCTGTTCCATTATCTTTTCTTCCATACCATCTAATATATCGTCGTTCTAAAGCGAGAGATCCTAATTCCGTTAATCCTGATTCCATAATAACTATTCTATCACAGGTGGGTCTTTTTATCAAGTCTTTTTTATTCCTTCTCCAGGCCCGACAATTAGTTCCTTTTCCTATGTAATAAGGAGTTCCATCCGATCTTAGATAGGCGTAAATGTAGAAATGTGGTGGCGGATTTGTGGTGGAATAAATAGACATGCTGATACTCCTAAACAGTATTAGAGTCCGTGGGTGTTGTCGCACCGTGACGGACATCCTATTTAGGCTTCCATGATTTTTGCGCAAGGAAATTGGACCTTGAGAAGTTCATCCTGTCTACCAATTTCCACGCTTGGCCATCAACTGAAAGACAACCAACATATCCTTCTGGTGTAGTAACTTTATATCCACCATCCGGAGTATGTAGAAAAGTTCCAATATCGTTTACCTCATCAAATTTGCGAATGAGCATTGTCTTGGCATCAATAAAGAGGTTCTGTAGTTGGAATATGTTTTTGAGTCCGACAGCATTTCTACGATACCAACCAACAACCTTATTCTTTTCCATAGTTCTTTTTTGTTTTGTAGCAGGCATCTTGGCATCGGCAATCTGTTTATCATACTTGTCGGAAACGAATTTGATAATCTCATTCACATGATTAGCACCCATGTGTTCGCCTGCGCGGACCTTCTGGTTGTAATAAGTCATAATAGGAATACGATATGTGTCGTTAGAGGCAATCTCGTTTAGTAGTGCCGCAGGTATTTGTCTGAATAGATTGCCTGCCTGTGATAGAATACCAGACAATCTTTCATTCTCTGCCTTGGTTAGTGTGGCCTTACCTGTGACATCCATGAAACGATTTGTCCTATACCAGACATTGCGTGATGAATGTAACCGCCCAATATCAACATCGAAGTGAGTTTGAAGATTGGCCATACTATTACCGATGTAAGAAGTATGGAAAACAATTCCCATCTTAGCTGTCATAACTTGTCTGGCAAGTGTAGTACCTTCTGGTACAGCATATGTAATCGTATTAGGCCTAAATGTAATATACTTCTTACCATCAATGGTCTCCGATTTCAGTTCATCATGCGAAAACATAAAATCACCATGTATGATACCTGTAATGCCGAGTTCTGGAAGATACTTTAATGCCAAAGATAGTTTATCAGCCAAACCACCCGAATGGTTACTCCGAATATCCGCTTGGGTATAGTTTAGTTTGGCACCTTTGTTAAAGATACTTTTAGAACCGACAAAGAACTTACCGTTATCAGGGTTGATACCGGCATAGAGTGCGGGCGCGCCATCGAACTTAGTTCGAAGAATAAGACCACCACGGGCCTCATTCAGAGTTTTGCCATCATCGGCAAACATATCTCTTAGAGAGATTAAAAACTGTATAGCATTTCTTGTACCAGCAACACCACCTTCCAACACGGCATCCTCAATATGTGTGAGGTGACGGTCTTTCTCGGCAGCGGACTCGGTGATGAACTGTGATAGTTTAAGCATCAGTAAATCTTTCCAAATGGACCAAACTGAGGACCTTTCTTTTGTGCTACAAAAACCATATCGGTCATCAGATCGTCCCTTTCTTCTTTCTTTAACTTACAAATTTCATAAAGAAAGGTCATTTGCATTAATTTGGAATTGGCTGTGTGTGGTTCATACTTAAATACACTTGCCATATTATCAATAAATTCTTTTGCTGAAGAAATACCTGTTTCTACACCAGCGGCTTTGATAGCGGTATACATCGCTTTTGCTTTCTTTTGATAACCTGCTTGCATAAAATCTTCTAGTGAATGTGGATAATCACCATTATTATTACTGAAATTGATACCATAGTTCTTTAATAAGTTTAGAACCATTGCAATAGGAGATTTACCTAATCTTGCTTTGGCACCTAAACTGGATGTTGGTTCCCATTTAAGATTGTTAAATCCTGAGGTGCTATTTGCTTTGATTTGAAAATTATAAACTACTTTTTGTCCTTTTTCTATAGCATCAACATACACCCTTGAATCTTGAGTTGAAAAAGTATATGCTTTATCACCTTTTTTAGGACGAACAGTAGATGGTTTTAAACCAAGTGGACAAGTCATTCTTGATACGTTAAAATTATAATGTGCTTTATCAACAAATTCATCGCCGTCAACATTCACTTCTTCATATTTTGCTTCTTTACCTGAAATAAGTTTTAATGATATACCAACCACTTTTCTTTGTTTAAAAAATGTTCGTAGAAGAGAATTGAGTTCACCCAGTTCAGTGGCCTTAGAATTTTTGATTTTCTTATCTAGAGCACCAATAACTTGACCTTCATCTTTTATACACCATATATCAGCTGGATCCCAAGTATCTTTCTTAGCAATACCGTATTTCTCTTTAATGAGATTAGAAATATAATCCATGAATCCACCGTCACGATTAAATTCTGTAAATCTAGAACCAGAAAACTCTTCAAGCATAGTTTTGTGTTGTGCATAGTAAGATGCCAACCATTGCTTGTTAATCTCTGGATACAATGCTTTAAGTTCTGGGAATTTTGGATCTTTTTCTATATCATCCGGGGACTTGTATCGCTTGTTATCATTCAAGGCTCGGCGAAATATCCAAGCCGATCCTAACTCTTGCTTTCTTGTAGTATCACCGTCAGGTTGTCCTGATGTTTTTGGATTAGATTTTTTTACCGATGCCATTTCAACCCTATTAGTTTTACTCCATATTTAGTCATAGTTGGTAAGCAGCAGTTCCAGTCGTTTCGGTTGGTTCTTGCGATAGTTGGCCGAGTTAGACCTCATAGTGTAAGTCAATGGAAACTCATTCTGGTTCCATTCAGGAAACCTCTCTTTGACCGACTGGTCGGCATTGTAAGAGATGGCAGTCATAGGCCCGTTTAGATTACAATTCTGTGCGAATAGGTCATGGTCAAACCCCTTATGCATAGCACCTTTCTTACCATACAGATTGGAACTAATCTCATAAGGTGGGTCAAGGTAGATGAATAGGTCGTCATCGGCCGCGCCATCCAATAGTGTTTCATAGGATTGGTTGGTAATCTTCCAGTTCTTAATAATCTTACTATATTCTTTGAGGTCGGCAATACCATTTAAAGTAAAGTTACCTTCACTTGCTGCCTTAGAAAAGGATGAGGACTCGGTAAGACCAGAGAAGGAGCATTTATTCACGATCCAGAAATACATAGCCCTTTCCAAATCTGTATTATCGGTATTATTCACTTCTTCTTTTGCTATTAGAAATAACTCTTTTGCCTTCTCTGGTGTATCATAACGCACCTTAACATAGTTTAGTGCGACAGATAAGGAATCACCATGGTCTCTTAGATAAATCCAAAAGTTATACAAAGGCCAGTATAGGTCATTCACCCATACCGACTCCAGATTATAGTTCTGGCACATCCATAAAGCAACAGAACCACCACCTATAAAAGGTTCTCTATAATGCTTCACTCTATCCTTTGGTGGAAAGTAAGGTGCCATTTTAGTAGTCGCCTTACTTTTACCACCAGGATATCGTAAAGGTGTTTTCAATCTACTCATAATATAATCCTTCAGTTTAGACCAAGAAGATGGCCCAGAAATCATCTGCTAAATTTGGATCAGTCAAATACTCATGTGGCATATAGCAATAACCACCATCACCCCAACCTGTGCCCCAAGAGTTGCGAACAATGAAATGTGTATCATTAGAACCAACTATAACCATACAATGACCACCTACAGTATTCTCATTTGCACCAGGCATAGGAACCATACCAGAGTTTGCTACTTCTCTACTCTCAAAGGAGTCATATAGAGTGCAACCAAACACAATAGGAATACCGTGTGTTAGGACATTTACGATGTTTGCCAACTTTACAGGCACTCTAGAATATTGCTTAATGATACCTTTCTTAGCCTCGGTGTAAACGTTATCATCCGGTTTTACTGTGAACTTATTAGTATCATATGGCCACAAATCTTCTGGTGCGGCACCGATGTTAGCAACAACCTTGATGCCGTCGCGGATTTCAGCACCAGCATCGGAATCAACTGTGCCTTCCATTACACGTTCATTATAGTAAATGAATAATCGTGAAGGAACATAATCATGTCGGCCTTGTGCCTTTAGACCATATTCAACACAGGCACCAACACCATTACCAGTGCAAGAACCTAGTTGGCCTTGGTCATATACAGGTGGCATATGACCTGTGGTGCGCAAATCGATATTGCGTGAAACACCTGGCATAGCCTCTAATTTACAGATATGGTCTCTATGGTCTGGTAGATCAGGTCTCCAACCATACTTTCTCTCGGTCATTTTTATATCCTTTCGTATTTGTAATTACATGCCATACTCACTCTATTTTCATTACTCATGTTTTTATTTACCATATGTATAAGATTTGATCTGAATATAAGTATATTGGATTCTTTAGGTATATAAAAACATGTTTCTGAATTAATATTATTAAATTCTTCAATTGGTAAAGGAAGCATATTATTAAATGAATCAGGTCTTCTAAAAATTATGTTTCCACATTTTTCTGGAGATTTAACATAATACACTAAACTAAAATGACTATGTGAATGTGTATGATATTCTTGATATTCTCCAGGAAAAGCAACATTGATCCATGGTTCATTATCAGCAATTAATTTGAAATTTTTATCAATTTTAAAAGACTTTGCAAATTCTTCAACATGTTCATAGCACACCCTATATAAATCTGAAATTATACTTTCATCTAATATGTTGGTTTTGGAAGAGTTCCAAGTATCACAATTCCAATTTTGTCCTGTTTGTGTATTTTTTCTTAATTCTAATGCCAGATCGTAAATCTTATTATTATAATCATTATCAAAAATTGATGATAAATCTTCTGAGTATATTGGATTTGGAAACCATTCTATAATCATTTCATAACCTCATATTCACCATGTTCATCTGTGGTATAAACAACACCACGAATACCAAACTCTTCTATGGCCCTTTGGCAACCGCAACACGGCTTTGCCAGTCCCCATACAAACTTTTTAGAAAATGATTTTGGTTTCTTTACTCTGGTTATATAGAGGTCGGTCTTAGCCAACTCCTCTACATTTATTTCTTTTAGAGCATTTTTGATTGCGTGGATTTCTGCGTGAAGGAATACGGCGTGTTCGTTCTTACAGAAACGAGCCTGTAAAGGATGGGACTTTCTATGATTAAATCCTACGGACACTATTTTGTTTCCACGCACAATGGCCGCTGCGAAACGGATGTTAGAACCGTCATTTGCCTCGGCAATCTTACAGAGAGTATCCAGTATGTCCTTTTTCACTTTCATAATGTATTATAGCACAAAGAAAGCATTAGGTCAATACTGGGTATTTGTTCTTTATTGTTCCTTTGAGTGTGGTAATGGTGGCGTCATAGTTCTGGCCAACATCTATTCCTTTATAGCGCCATATAATTCTAATCACACCGATTCCTCTAGCATACCATCCGCGCCAGCCTGTGGAAGCACCGCCATTCCAGGACTGGTCGTATTCTATTTCAAGGACATCATTATACTTGGTGCCTGAATGAGTGGTAAGGGAACTATAGAGAGCAGTAAACTTAACTCGTTGGTTACCTATTGTAGGAGCCTCAAACTTTGTTGATGCTACTGGATCAATCTGGCATACGGCGTTAAACTCATCACCAATCTTTTGCGTACCACCCCAAAAGATTTCTTTACCACTATAGAATGATGTGGTGCGATAACTTGTCCACCACTGATAAGAATACTTTGGATATTCGTCGGCAGTTTCTATAATACCACGAGGTGAGAAATAGTCCATATGCCAAGTGGAAGTCCACTTGCTGTCATGGTAATCTTCTTGATAGTAATGTCGGTTGTCGCCAGAGTTCCAGCATATGTATGAGTATGGTAATCCGTCAGCACCTTTACCAAAGTCAAATACGGCCAGTTCACCTACTTTTGGTTGTGGCCAATAATCAGAGAATAGAAACATTATTTATTTCCTAAGGTTGCCTTTAACATCCAGCGGTGTTTGCGGTGTGTAGTAATACGGTCAGCAACAAAGTTCTGCCAACCCCAAGCCTTTTGTTCTCCTGATAGACGATAACATTCATCAAGGCAGGCCAATACAGTTTCGTTGGCGTCGTAGAGATTAGAAAACATTTTATCTGGTTTAGGAATCTGTGCGTCTTCTTTAATCTCGGATAGTTCTACCATACGAGCAAGTGAACCTGGAGCAAAGTTATCCATAGCACGGATCTGTTCAGCAATGTCATCTACGGAATCGTGTAGTTCTTCATAGAGGTCATTTAGAAACTTGTGGTATTGTGGAAAGTCGGAACCGATATAGTTCCAGTGGTATGCGTGTGACTTCATATACATCACGAACACATTACCTAATAATACTTTTGCCTTTTCTACTACTTCATCCATTTCAGGTCTCTTTTACGTTGGTTGTTGTATTTGCTACCACCGTATTTATAACATTGTCAGGAATAGGCACTCCAGCAGGCCAGCAATATGAGTTGATAACTGAACGGGGAAATCTTGCTATTGATACTTGGTCATTCTGGTTTCCACCTAAACCATAGACATACTTAGCATCAAAAGAGACGACAAAGAATACGTGACCGCCACCGTTTCGTTTCTTAGTGGCAATACAACCAACCATTGGTTTGGTTAGTTTCTGTCCATACTTGGCATAACTTAATGCCAATAATGAACCTGTATGAGATAGTCCTGCTTCATCTAATACGGCACCGACAAATGCGGCACACCAAGGTGTTGTATGGTCGTTCTTGATTTCTGGATGGTCTGCTTCAGCAAAGAACTTGACCACTTTTGGATTGGCCTTTGTGCTTGTGCCTTCGTGCAGTCCAATATACTTACTTGCTATTTTCATCCATGGTAGGTCTGTTATGTTCTTCATGTTTTCCCCATTTACCTAGTGGACATTTAGAGTCCATAAAGAGAGTTTTACCTTTCATAAAGCACATACACACCTTACACTGGTACAAAGTTGTCTCCAGTTCCGGGCACTCTTCACAAATCTTTATTCTTTCTGCCGCTACCTTACGGCGTTTTTCACCGATGGTATTTAGTTCCAGCATTAGTAAAAGTCCACAATCTCATCGGCCAGGCCATACTTGATTGCCTCTTTTGGAGTTAGCCAAACATCTTCGGCAGGTAACAGATACTTCTTGATTGTCGCCTCGGTCTGTCCGGTACATTTCTTATAATGCGAGATGATACGGGCACTGGTATTCTCAAACTCTTTTACTGAGGCCATCAGTTCGTGTTCCTTGCCAATGGTACCCCAAGAAAACTGGTGAGAGAGAATAGCAGTATTAGGTGTAATGAAACGCTTGCCCTTAGCACCTGCCATAAAGGTCAATAGACCACAGGAAGCAATCTCGCCCATGCCGTATGTATAGACTGGGATCTTGGAACCCTTCATCGTATCAATGAGGGCAAATGCCGATGCCACATTACCACCTGGTGAGTTGATAATGAACTTCATAAACTTAGGACGGTCTTTGCCATTCATAAGGTTACGAGCAATGATAAAACTCATAGCATCGGATGTGGAACCATTATCAAAGTCGGATGAGAAAATGTAATAGTGATGGTCTTCTAAACTTGGAATATTAGGTGAGTCTTTTTCGTTTTTTTCTACTAACGCCACTTTCATTCTCCATTTTGTAAGAGAAAGGCGGGAATTGCTCCCCGCCTCTATTTATTATCGCTGAATATGTATATGGTTATAATGACCAGGAACCCGCCATAGGACGGTGTAACCAGCCGCTCTAGCATCGGCGGCCAGCTGGTCAAACTTATGAGCATATCCAGAACGTGCTTCTACAACGCCGCGCCCAACGTTCACATCAATGGCTCGGCCAGCGTAATGGGCCCACCCGTGATGGACACGATGGACTCCACCAAATGCGGGATGTTCCGAAACACGGAACCCCTGTCGCTGTAGTTGGTGTCCGTATTCCACCAAGGATGTAGAAGCTGCGGCGAAACCCCAGTTTTCTTCCTGCTCCTCGTGGAACTGGCGGACCTGTCTCTTGTTCTTATAACGTGGTTGAGGTGAGACACTCCAATTTTCTCCGCCAAATACGCTGGCGAGTGGATCGGATTCCTCTTGCACGGATTGGTCTGAATATTGACTATGTTTGCCGTAATGGACTCTGGCTTCTGCCATGCCGCATACCGCAAACATAACAGATGCCGCCATGGCGGCTAGAATAATCTTCTTCATTGGTATTTCCTTCCTTTTATCCATCCAAAACCTAAGGTTAGCCTTTGGACTTCACCCCATTGATTTGGGGATGCTTTTACAGTTGGTGAAATGGTATCTCTTCATAATACCACCACGACCAACTAATCCACAAACAGGACAACACATTTCTTTTCTTGGTTTACACATCTTTTCTTTTATTTCCGGACAACTCAATCGTGCGCTTACCGATATACTAATCTTTTGTTTGTGTGTATCTGTTTTAGGATCCTTATTTCTAATAATATTTTTATTTTTTCCTTTTGATATAGATTTTCTTATAGAAATACTTATCTTTGCTTTTGTTTCTTCTGTTCTTTTTACACCTTTTTGAGAAGGCGGTATATATCCTAGTGACTTCATAGTAGCACTAATCTTTTGTTTTGTCTCCTCCGACTTTGGTTTAGATAGCAATAACTTAGTTTCATCCGTATGATTTTTTCCCTCAAATCCGCTCCTATTAGAAAATAAAGGAATAAAGTTGTTTTGGGGAGATGAATCGGAAGAAGGTATATATTCTACACCTAAGGTGTCTGATAAAGACTTATAAATATCCATTGCTGGTGCTCCAGAAAAGCATTAGAGTAGGTGGGACGGCCATCCGCGACCTACAGTAATAGTTAAGTGCCACCGGCCAGTACCTTCGTGGTCAGGTGGCTACCACATTCCGAAGAATATGGAATATCTATTTAGGCACCTAGATACCTTTTTCTTTATTTAATTGTGCCTCAAATACTTTATATAAACCTGTTACTGTATCAGAATTATAAACAACATCACTCATCATAGCAATAAGGCAAGTCATCTCACTTTTAGGTGGATTGGTGGTGACAGCAATAGAAGTACCTGAAATCCAAATGGTCTCTACCACACCTTCCTTGTTAGTCATGTTGAGTAAAGAGAAGAACTTGGAGTCTTCCATTAACTTCAGAACGCTTTCTCTCTTGTCACAGATAGGTAGTTCTTCCTTTTTAGGTTGAGACTTAGCCTGTGCCGAGAAAGAGGCAAGTATGGCGGCAAGCGTGATTAACTTTTTCATTTTTTCATTCCTCATCATATTTCATGTGAACACAATTACTATAACTTACCAATGGTAAATTGGACCGGCCAGTTGCATGTTTATATAGTACCTTTTTGATAGGTTCAGTTACCAACCCAGCAAATCCATCTGGTATACGAATACCTTCTATAAGGTTATATTCATATAACTTGAACGTCTTGATATACTCTCGTTTGGCCATCTCTTCATCTGTGGCATCAATAATCATAATTGCCTGTAGATGACCTTCTTTATTTTCTACATTAGTGGTGATTGTATAATAGCACATTGTTTACCTCTTACCAACCGAAATCATCTTCCTCAATAACCGTAGCACCAGGACTATTCTTAATAATTACATTCTTACGGACTGGACGCTGTGGAGCATAACCATATGCAGGAGCAACAGGAACAGCATAACCGTATCCATAACCATAAGGAGCAGCAAGGGCACCACCAATGATACCACCTACAAGGCCAGCGCCGAGCATAGCAGCACCATAACCGCCGCCGTAACCCCATCCGCCATATCCCCATCCACCCCAACCGCCGTAACCATAACCCCAGGCCTTAGCGGGAGAAGCAGCAGCAAAACTAATTCCGATAGCAGCAACAATTGCGATAATTTGCTTTTTCATTTCCATAACCTTTCATGAGTTATACTATATCCTACACTAAGGAACAAATCTTGTCAACTAGTTTATGAAATCCTTGAATGATTTTCTATCTTCTCGGATTATCGTTTTACATTCTTTTCCGTTATCAACTACTTTGATACAGGAAAAATGTTTAATCCTTCCATTATATATTTTTTCAATTGGTTCATTATCTAGCATCTTTATATGGAGTTTTTGATGGGAAACCTTTAGATGCATTTTAGTTTGTATAGGGCGTATGATTGCTATGTCTTCAGATGGAACTAATGCCCACTGGAAAATGGTTCTCATTTGCCTTGGTTTGTTTTCAACACGGAACGGGTTCATTTGCAAGTCATCTATCTGCCACTCGGCAAGAGCATCTAACATTTCTTCCGGTGAATTGGCTTTTACCATAACCTTTTCTGTTAGTCTCTTCCTAATCTCGCTGGACTTTCTCCATACGTCCTGCTTCTCATCAATACCATACTGAAATCCTGCCCATGGTAATCGGACACCATGATTGGTTCTAACAACGATTTCTGTGGTGGGGATTACACGAACAACGGACTTGTATTCACCGGTGCCATCATCTTCTCTGGTAGCCTCAATCAATACTAATTTTTTTGGAGTTGCTACAAAGATGAAACCAGTCATTTTCTGGTCAATTAGGTATTTGACGGCATCCATTTGTTCCATATGGAGTGCTTTGTAGATATCATCACCGTCTTTTTTATTTGTCTCTTGAGTAAGGACCGGAGTTAAACTAGTTGTCATTATAACCAAACCATCGTGGTTCATACCTTCTTGGTATGAGATGTCATGATCAAACATAACTAGAATTTCTCCGACCTTAGTTTTTTGCTCGTCTTTGAATGATACGTGGGAGACATAATCTTGATCTCTATTCTTGGCTAAAACCCAACCTGTATCTTTAAAATATTTTGCGGCGATGATACACATTTTAACCCTAGAGATTTAGATTATATCTTATTTAGTATCCTCTTTATTAGGCACTACCGCGTATCCAGGATAATAGAAGTTTGAGGTGTGATGGTTTGATGCTACATGTGCACCGCGAAGACCACCCTTTAGTTCTGAACCACCGAATACGGAAGCACCAGCGGCATATCCGTAGTTTTGGTATGTGTCTTTGTTATATTCGCCAGCATCGGCAGCGACGGCCTGGTTGGCGAAATAGAATAGTGCGATAAGAGAAATAACCTTATTCATTTCTTTTCCTTTCCTAGTTTCCTAAAGTTAGCGAAACAATGCTGCAATGCAACATACACTAGTATATAGGCACCAGGAAGGTTTGTCAAGTAATTTTTATCCACTCTCTTTCTTGGAAAGGTTCTGTCATCAATGTATGACTAGGAAAACTAACCGATAATCTTTTAGTTAAGGACTTGACTTCATGGTAATAATGAGCAGGAGCATAGCAAATATCACCTGGTTTCATTACTATTTCAAATAGTGGTTCTTCTTCTAAGTCTTTTACATTTTTCTTTTCATCATCATAACATTTCACATCCCACATTCTTACATTCGATTTACCTTCAACCTGAACTATTAAATTGTGCGCCAAATCAAAATGTATTCCGAATCCTACATTTTGTTGGTCGGTCAAATCAAAGTATATATGAGCATCTGTAGGTAAATTTGTTATTGATTCCAATTCACCACATATAGTATTAATTGTTTCATTTACCCTTGAAGAGTCCATAATATGACAAAGGTATTTTTTGGTTATTCTTTGTATGATGGATGGTGGAAAAGCATTAATATCCGATATCCATGCTTGGCTAGGCCATTCATATCCATCACCTTCTTCAAAAAATACCTTAAATCTACTCTGTGTATTTGAAGGTCTGAAATTGAATGAATTTTCTAAATCTTTCCATGAGAAAATACCTTTAATAGCATTTCTCTCATAAAAAGGTTCTAATTTTGCTATTCTGTCTTTTAGTAGTTCAAGCATCTGTATATGGTCCAAAATCAGCAGGATGTCCTATATGCCAAAAATGATCGTATATCAACCAATATCTTGGTGGATTATATAGATCAGTAATTTCTTTATTTTTTGAGAACTTATCATTAATTAAATTTTTTATCACATAAAATGCGTTAGCACCAGTTATGCTAGTACCAACTAACTCATATCCTTTTTGATCAGCAACTTCTGTAATTGCCTTGAGACTTGATCCCATATAATCGGTTCCAGACCATATATAATTAGGATCATAAACAGGTTTTCTTGAAATATGTGCTGGCCATTTGGCATTATATTCAATACAAATAACTTTTGGTTTAATTTCTAAGGATTCTAAAAGATAAATATCCATACCATCAATATCAATGGATAAAAAATCTAAATCTTTAATTCCAGCATTTTTAAAAATCTCATTGATATTTTCTTTTGTAATCTTACCTATACCAAGGCCTAATTCTTTTATAGATGAAAATTTTGATTGTATTTGTTTTGCATAATCTTCATTGGCCTCAAACCAGAAACCTTTCCAACCTTGGTGTAATAGTAAAAGAGTATTACATTCTAAACCATTTTCCACACCTATTTCTACAAAAGTTCCTTTTTCAATACCTAAACGATGAAAGATGGTATCAATAATACCATCCTCATCTCCTTGACTATAAACTTTCCAACCATAAATCTCCAATCGTTTGTGATCTACATTTAAAAGTTGCTCTTTTATATTATTAATCTCTTTTCTAGCAAGGTATCCATTATTTCTTTGTAGGTATGAATTATCAAATGCCATTAGTTCAATCTCTCTACCGTTACCGTCGATGTCGATCCCATATGGATAGCCCTAGCAGCACCGTAAGACAAATCAAGATGACGACCTCGAACGAATGGACCTCTGTCATTGACGGTAACATTTACGCAACCTCTATGGCAGACACGGAGAACCGTGCCAAATGGAAGTGTTTTGTGGGCAGCGGTGTGTCCGTGAGGATTGAAAACTGCTCCCGAGGCCGTATGTCTGGAAAGTCTTTCACCATGCCCGTAGTAAGAAGCAACCATTTTGCTACCAGAATGATGGTCACCATAAGAAGCATTACTGATATTAAAATCATCGTTGCTTTGAACTGCTCTCGCACGTTTACCTCTCTTCACTTGTGATTGTGGTTGTTCGCCGAAGATACCACCAAAAAAATCTCCTACTGGATCTGCCATAGCAGGAGTGGTGAATAGAAATGCGGCGATCATTAGATATTTTCTCATATTATTTTCCTTTTATTACATACCAAATTGTGCTTTGACTGCGGCCACGGCGGCATCAAATGCTCTTCCAAGAACATCATCAGTCAGATGAATATCATGGACACCATCCGCTCTTAGAACTTCTTTAATTGCAGCAATAGCATTTGCTTTTGTTTCATCAGAAATCTCAAACATATTTTTTCTCCTATTGGCTTGATAACATATTGATATCGCTAGCGATAAATCCAATGACAATAGTAATTGCAAAGAATATCGCCATTCGGAAATATGCTTGTCGTTTTAGTTGGTTTTTATCCATTAATTTGCTCTTTTCTTTTGTTCTTTACTAACATAGTTTGATGTATTTAAATAATCTGACATACTTTCACCATTTTCAACATCAGTATCAAAAAGTTCTTGAAGGAACCATTCGATGATTAGTAATTCATCATTATTAAACTGACCGCAATTTCTAAAAGAATTAAAAGTTTCTATTGCATATTTTAGTGTGGCAGAATCATTCATTATGAAAACTCCGCTGCAAAAGCATCATTGATATTGGTGGGAACTTTGACCATCATAAAAGATGGAGTATGTCCAGCAAAGGCGCCTCCACGTTCCAAGAATATACACAAGGCCTCGGCATCATCCTCAAAGAAAAACTCGGCAACAATTTGATCAGTTGATATCTCATGGACATACCACAATAGGTTATCATCTTCATCAAAATCTGGATAGTATTTGTATAGTTGCTTCATACTTTCAATCCTTTGAACTTGTTCTTACCACCATCAAACTGTCTAGGAATAGGTTTCACTTCTTCCTGTCCTGAGTCCACAATGTCTTGGGCCGATTGTTCTACATCATACAACTTCATCTTGCTTTTGTCAATACCAATCACAAATCTTTTATTCTGTGATGGATCATTATAACGGTTCTTCAACTGTTTTACCTGAACCTGTTTCAACTGTTCCATAGTTTCGTTTGTAATGAGTGCCAAGAACAAATCGGCAGTAGCAGGCAAACCAAAGGACTCGGAAGTATCGGTCATATCTGGATCAGAACTGTTATAACCACCTCTGGTAAGCTGTGTAGCAGACCAAACAGGAACATTAAACTCAACTGCCAGACCTCTTAGTTCTTCGGCAATGGCCTTGATATATGTATAACTATTTGCCACACCTGGTTTGATACGGGAACTTGAACAGATGTTAAGATAGTCAATCATAATGGCATCTGGAACAAAGTTCTTTTTCAGGTGTAGTTCATTTAGCAAAGACCTGAAATGTGTGGCAGATGCCGAGGAAGTTGGATACTCTTTTACAATAAGCTTGCCGTTTGTCTTTGCTTTCAGTTTATCAAGTCGTGATTTGTAGATATCTCTTGGTAGAACCATCAGGTCATCAAAGGTGATGTTCAGAAGATTGGCATCTATTCTCTTTGATACTTCCTCTTCTGCTAACTCCAAGGTAATATAGAGAACATTTTTTCCTTGATTAAGGTAGCTGCTAGTAAGATGGCAAAGGAACAAAGACTTGCCAACGCCCACACCGGCCATAACCACATTAAGAGTTTTTCTAGGTACCCCGTTTTTAGTGATCTTGTTAAAGAAGTCGAGGTCAAATGCCAACTTTTCTTGAACACGGTGATAATACTCATAGCGATCCTCAAACTGTTCCAAATAATCGTGGCCAACATTCGGGTCAAAAGAAATGGATAGAGCATCGGATAAAAGACCGGGTATAGCACCCTTCTCTAGTTTATGTTTGCCGTTCATTATTTCTAGTGATGATGTTATGGCATTGTATATAGCGGCCGTTTGGCAGAAGTCTTCTGTGGAATCCACCAGCCACTGAAAGTTAGTTTCTGATTTGTCTTCCTTAAACTCGTTTATTGTATTCTGAATATGTTTAATAGTATCATCAGTTGAACCTCTAACATTATCAATCTCAATAGATAGGGATTCATATGTTGGTGAATGATTATACTTATCCACAAAGTTTTTAACCTCATCAAAAAGTAATCTGTCTTCATTTGACTTGAAGTATTCAGACTTTATGAAAGGTAAAACTTTTCTAAGGAAGTTAGAATCGGTAATCAGGTTTTTTATAATAATCTTTTCAATACTTTTCATCTTTCACCTTAGATTTACAGTTATCAAAATGGAATCTTTTCATATTAGCGATTCCTCCACTAAGGCCACAATGAGGACATTTTACAACCTTTTGAGGGCCTAAGGCAACACCTTTTTTCAATAAACTTAGTTTAGGGTTTGGGCCGGTCTTTTTACCCTTATAAGACATAATCATACCTTTATTCCACGCAGGTTTACCTTTTTTACCCTTGGATATTGCTTCGCCTCTTTTCTTTAATGTTTCTTCAGATGGTTTATATCCTGAGGTTCCTTCACCACCGTCTGTTAGATTTTTTAGAATACCAGTTCCTAAATCTTGTCTTCCATACCAACGAATATAGAACCTCTCTAATGCTAAGGCACCAATCTCTGTGAGATTTGATTCCATAATCACTATTTTAGTTCTATCTTTTGGAACCGAAACATTATGATATGTTCTACGCCAAGCACGGTGTAGTTTTCCTTTACCAATATAATATGGTGTATTATCGGATTTTCTTAGATACGCATAAACATAATAACCGGTAGGATAAATAGACATGCTGATACTCCCAAACAGTATTAGAGTAGGCAGGTGTTGGTAGCACCGTGGCCTACAATCTATTTAGGATTCCTCTTCTTTCATCTCACTAGCACCTTCCACTTCTGACGCATCTAGCAATAAGGAGTTTAAAATAAGCCCTAATGCCGTGTTAAACTTTTCATTCTTTCTTAGTGTCATCATAGACAAGTCATTGGTCTTGAGGATTTCATAGTCATAACCAATCCGAGGAACATTATCCTCGTCCATTCTAAACTTGACATAGGTATAACGATAGCACACTCCCGCGAACGGGTCAACCATTAATTCAATAGGAACTGTTGAACCATCTTCTTTTGGGTTGAACAAATCATCTCTAAATTTATAATCAATACCCGCTTCCATACCCGCTTCCATTTATTGTTCCTCTTTTAATTTGATCATATTTGTGTTCTTTGTATAAACCATTAGCATCTACAAAATGTAAAAAAACTTGTGCTTGCCAATCGCCTTCAACAAATTTATCTCTACCGTGTCCTAATTCCATACCTTTATATAAAATACCATCTCCAATTCCTATAGTAATTTTTTCCAATCTTTCTCTTACATAAGATGTGATTTCTATTTTTTCACCTTCATATAATGACCCATCATTAGTATAATTTGTTAATTTTTTAGTTTCTTTTTTGGGTAAAATAATGAGTGGCCATATTGAATCTCCTCCATATCCTAATGTCATAGTCACTGAAATTTCACACGCATTTCTATCAACATGTAGTTGCATTATATCACTTCTATGATAAATTCTGCTATATGTATATGTTGGGAAAAGTTTAACATCTATTAATTTTTCAATAACAGGTTGCACTTTTGATAATAGATAATCAAGTTGCCTATCCGGAAAAGAACAACTAAAATTCATACCATCATGAATACTTTCACCATTTTCTTTTGCGATAAAAAGTTTTAGTAATGCTTCTTTACATTCATTTTCACTTAACAATTGGCCGAGATATAAACATCCATATTCTTCAAATATTTTTCTATATTCAGTCATCTCTGACCTCATCAGTAGCATTTGTTTTACCATACATAAACTCACCTTGACAGGCCTCATCAATCTTTTGTAGAAGGTCTGTGGTAAAATACTTTTCTGGGTTCTTCTTTACCTGACTTTCAAATGCCTTTGTTCCGTCTGGGAACTCATACTTGTTTGATACCTTTTTAACAAGGCCAAACTTATCGGCAAGGTCAAGGAGACCATAGTAAGGATCTAAACCTGAGGAATAGTTCAACCAGGTTTCTACTCTCTTGTCTTCCACGGTCATACGAGACTTCTTGAGGTGTGCGGTGATAACAGCACCGGTACGACCACCATCGTCGTCCAATGCTTTATCCTTCTTCTTAGATAGAAAGATGATAGTTGATGCCGCATATTCAAGGCCAGAACCACCACCCATCTTCTTCACAGGTACATAGGAACCGACCACATCATAAACGTGGTTAGTAACAATCAAAGGCACCTTGGCCTTACCTAACTTGAGAGTAAGGACACGGAAAGCACCACGCACCAGTTGGGCACGGGTCATATCACGGGTGTCCTTACCATCAGCAATGTCAGTCATTTCTTTATCTGTAGAAAGATTACCAAGGCTATCAAGGACGAATAACATTGGTGGTCGCTCACCTTTTTGTTCTAGATACCGATCTAGAATTTTGACCGCTTGCGTCCTGAACTCCTGGACCGTAGCAACTGGTACAATTGCCATACGCTTAGTGTCAATTCCGCGGCCTGCAAGAAAATCTTTAGAGACTGCGGATTCGGATTCAAAGTAGAATACAAATCCATTTGAATGATCTTCTAAGAACTGGTAACATACGTTGAGTGCATAAAAAGTTTTACCAACAGATGGTTCACCGGCAAATGCTGTTACTTTGTTTTGTGGAAGCCCACCGAAGATAGAACCTGATAATAAGGCATTCATTGCATATGAACCAGTGCCTATAAATCCTGAAACATCTCCTGCCTCAATACCGTTTTCGGCAATAGAGGCATATTCGTTGTTGGTTTCTTCCAACAACTTTTGAAAAATATCAGACATAAGTTTCTCCTTATAATAGATTAGGCATTCTCGCCTAATGCATCTTTATCTAAGTTATTACGTTGTTTGTAAAAGTGAATATACCAATCTTGCAAATCTTTGAATCTACCTGATTCCCAAGTTCCCATATTCTTTATGTTACCTTCAATATAATCTTTACCCCAAATATTAGTAAGCATATGTTTTGTTTTATGTGTATCACAATATGTATTACAAGATGGATTATACTGATCTTTTGACAAAATGGCAACCGGTCTATGATACCTTAATGTAAATCTAGACATCATATAGCATGAAGTTGTGTCTTTGACATAGAAACTTTGGTCTAAGGTTTTTCCTTTTTCTACATCAGGTACATCTGGATAATTATAAAAAGTTCTTACAATTTCATCCATCAGATCGATCCAATAAAGATCACCAGGTGACGATGCCATCATACAGTTTTGTATAAACTCATCAGGCATACAAGATTCTAATACAACAAAATCTTGATTCTTTATATCATTATAAAAGTTTTTATAACAATACATATCAAGGTCGTGATATATACCACCATACTTGTGCATTAAACAATATTCGGCAAAGTCTATGCGCATAATATGAAATGGTAATGATTGATAAAATTCCCAATATTTTGAATAATATTGTCTCACTTGTTGATCCAACTGTTCATCATTCCATAATATATGAGTAAATTTATCTTCTGTAAATTTATTTTTCCAAGACTTCATACAATGATTCCATACAGGATGCCATTTAGATTTATCTGTAGGTCCTGTAGAATGTATTATATTAGGTATCATGCCACTTCCTTGAAGTATTTCTGTAACTCTGGTGATAACTTCTCTAATAGATGACCGCCAATACCAACTCTTACAATGTTGGCCAACTCTATAATGTTATTGGTATCTATTGTAGTATCAGGTGTGAACTCATACAAACGGGCAGGGGAATGTTTGTGGTGTTTGTCTTGTTTCTTGGTCATTTATAATACCAGTCCTTATAATTAGATGATTCTATTCTATACTTTATCGCTTGTTTTGTCAAGTCGTATTTTATGGAAGCTTCATATAATGTTTTATATAAAGTTCCTTCAGCATAAAAAGGTCTTCCATATTTTTCTTTAGATTTTCTAGACTTAATTTTATCCTCTTCTGTATATCTATATCCATATCTTGGATTATTTTCGGGTGTAGCAAGTCTTTCTTTTGCCTTATCTGATAATATTTTCCTAACTTCTTTTGTGTGTGTTCTATTATAGAAAGGATTGTTTTCTCCTGTGTTATTTCTAATTATCTTTTCTCTTATTTCTTCAACATAATATCGTTGGCCGTCTTTTTCTCTATAGTTTATATTATATCCATTTTCTGATAGGAATGAACGATTGATTTTTATTAAATTTCCTTCATTTATTTCCGCATCATTGAATTTATCATATTCTTTTTGTTCTATCAAAGACAACACAAAACTATCTTTTCCATATTTACGAATGGCATTCATCAGTGGCATAAAGTAGTCGTTTCGTATATCATGTTCTGATAAAGCATATTTGATATGTTCCTCAAATCTTATTTTTACATCTCTCTTGGACATTCCTATATACTTTTTATTATTTTTGATATTAGTTATACAATAGAAGTTATAAAGCATTTGACCACCTCCATACCATTATATAGTATTTTGAGGTATTGAAGTCAATAATCAAGTGAAGAAATCTTCAAGAGAAGAAGTTTTTTCATCTTTCCATCCAATTGAGTTCAAAATTAGTTTTAATGGATCCAGAAAAGACTTAACAAATTGGGTTTCATAATCAATATATTGGTCTAACCGAAACTCTTCTGGAATTCCACCTTGTGGAAAACTAATAACATTGGACTGAATGGTATTAGGTTCTTTTAGGAATATAAACTTCAATTTCTCACCATTATTAATCAATGGATACTTAGTATCAAGCTTATTACTATATAGAAAGTGATTATATACGAGAGCACCACGGACATGAATAGGGGTGCCGCTTCCATAGATAGTTTTTTTATCAGCATATTTAGTAAGACCATTGAGTCCTCTAGGAAATGATATATCACCGATAGGCTGTTTTTTAAACTCACAACGGACTTCTTTAATAAACTCTTGAACGGCCGATTCATCCTTATCAAAAATAACATCAACAACTTCCTTTAATTTTTCACGACAATATGATGGAGTAGAACTTTTCACAAGTTCCAAACCCATACTTTTCTTCTTTGGTTTCTCGTATTGAACACCTTCATTGTTCCATACACTGAGAATGTATCGTTTCTTGGCAGTCCATATGGCCTTATCACATAGACCTTCTCGCTTCATAAAGATTTTTTGTTGAAATACATTAGTATAGTCACCAAGGTCTCCACAAGCGGTATCAATAACAGGTTGAATTTTACTCTCACATACTTTATCAAGGAAGGAGATGACTCTTGCCGTATCACCAGTGCCGAGGTCTTCACCAATAGTCTTGCCCACAAGCGGACCAAGGCGTAGGTAAACCGAGTCTGTATCAAGCGCAATGACATAATCCTCTCCTGTTGTCTTTAGTATTTTATTGAGATACTGGTTAAGTGTTCTTTCGATCCACCGTATGCTGAGTTGGCCAGTCGTCGTGACCGCAATCGCGTTACGTAAATCAAAAAACCTGAAAAACTTGGAGCCAAGCGCACCATAGAGGGAGTTGAGTGATACTTTTTTAGAGAGTTGAAGATTGTTATACTTGGCGATTTTGTTTTTAAGTTCTTTCTTTTTCTCAGGGTCTTTTTCATTTTCATAGGCCGCTTCGGCATCTAACATCTCCTTCTTATACTTCTTACGATCAGCAAACATCTTCTCAACCATCTCTGGCATGAA